AGCTGTCAAGATAGGAAACTAGTATGGGGAAGAAGGGAGAAGAAATAGCTAGGGCTGACCAAGCTAAACAGATTTTAGAACACCCTCTATATGTAGAGGCTTTGTCCACAGTCAAGGAAGCATTAATACAATACTTGCTTGATACCAAGGTTGCCGAGGAAGTGGAGAGAGATAGATTGTATATAACAATCAAAGCACTGGATTTAGTTAATCAACACATAACTTCAGTGCTTGAAACAGGCAAACTTGCTGAAAGGGAGCAAGAAGATTTTTTAACACAGTAGAGGAGAAAGACCGATGGATTCCGTAGAGAACACCCAGGAAGGTAGATTTGAAAGAGCAGAACAAGGTTCAGCAGAAGATGCTGCAAACCAAATCCTAAGTATGTGGGACTCACAAGAGCAAACCGCAAACGAGGAAACCGAAGCCACTGTTGACGAGGAAGTGGTTGAGGATACAGAGGAAGCTGAAGAGGTAGAAGAAGAAGCCCCCGAAGAAGAGGGACAAGCTGAAGAAGAAACCGAGGAAGAGGTAGAAGAAGAAGAGTTTGATGTAGTAGCCGAAGAAGATTTGAAGTACACCATTAAGGTAGACGGAGAAGAACTAGAGGTTGGTATTGAAGAACTTAAGAACGGATACCAAAGGCAAGCTGACTATACTCGTAAGTCTCAAGCATTAGCACAGCAACGTAAGGAGACGGAAGCAATCCAGTCCGAGCGTCAAAGGCTAGAGCAAGAGAGGCAAATGTACGCTAATGGCTTACAAATGTTGCAAGAGCAACAAGCTGGAAGACTTCAAGAGTTTGAAAATACTGATTGGGAAACACTAAAAGCAGATGACCCATATCAATATATGCTTAAGAAAGATGAGTACAGAGACGCACAGGAAAGACTACAAAACGCACAACAGCAACAAGTTCTTATACAACAAGAACAGGCTGAAGCTGCAAATAAAGCTAGAGCACATTTTGTTCAACAAGAATACTCTAGACTAGTCGAGGCTTTACCTGAGTGGAACGACAGTAAATCTACAATTAAGAAAGACATACAAGAGTATGCTACTTCTGTAGGCTTTAGACCAGAAGAGATTAACCAGTTAGCTGACCACCGTAGTGTTCTAATAATTAAGAAAGCTATGGAATATGACAAGCTAACAACAAAGGTTGCTCCTAAGAAAAAAGCAGTTAAGAAAGTTCCTAAAGTACAAAAGTCTGGAAGAGGCAACTCTAAAGAAGATACAGCTGCTGAAGCTGTTAAACAAAAGCGTGCAAGGTTAAGGAAGTCTGGCAAACAAGATGATGCCGCTTCCATATTTTATGATATGCTTTAAGGAGATAGGAAATGCCTACGCAATTTAAGACATACGATGCAACTGCAATCCGTGAGGATTTGTCAGATGTCATCTATGATATTTCACCAACAGATACTCCATTTATGTCCAGCATTGCTGGCAAGGGTTCAGTATCTAACACTCTATTTGAGTGGCAAACAGACGCACTAGCCGCTGCTAGTGGAACTAACTATCACGTTGAAGGAGCTGCTGCTGGTACAGCTGCAACTACTGCTACAACTCGTGTCACTAACCAAACACAAATCTCTAAAAAGGTTGTTGAGGTTACTGGTACTCACGAGACTGTAAACAACGCTGGTAAAAAATCTGAGATGGCTCACCAACTCGCAAAGGCTTCTAAGGAGCTTAAGCGTGATATGGAAACTTCACTACTAGCTGACAACGCTGCCGCTGCGGGTAACGCAACTACAGCTCGTGAGACTCGTGGAGCTGCTAACTGGATTACATCTAATGTAACTGACGCTGGTACTTCTAGTACACACGCTGCGGTTGTTGAAGCTGACATTATTGCAGTAGCAGAAGCTACTTGGAATGCTGGCGGAGAGCCTTCAACTATGTTGCTTGGTGCTACTAACAAGAAGTTAGTGACAGCTATGAATGGTCGTGCTGATGCAGTGCGTTCAGTATCAGATGAGAATATGTCAATCTACAATGCAGTAGATGTATATGTATCAGACTTTGGTACATTTAATATTACTCTTGACAGATACTGCGACCAAGACGTTGTATATTTCTTAGACCACGATATGTGGTCAGTTGACTACCTTCGTGATTTCCAAACTGTGGACATCGCTAAAGAAGGTGACTCAGAGAAGAAGATGCTTCTAGTTGAGTACGGTCTACGTTGTGGCAACGAAGCTGCTAACGGTAAGATTAGATACACTACTGGTTAATATAACCAACCACCACCCTAGGCAACTGGGGTGGTTTACATTATGGCAATTGATACAAAAATCATAACGAATTTAGACGGAAGCCTTACAGTAGCAAGTAAACAAGACGATAAGGCAGTCAAGAAAGTAGCTGACTTTAATAAACAAGACAAGTTCAGTTCTGGTACAAGAAACAAATACAAAGGTGACTCACAGTTTTCACACCGAGTAGCAAGAATACCCCTGATCGTAGTAGAAAAAATGATGAGGGAAGGTGTATGGGGAAACCAAGAAAAAATGAGAGAGTGGTTAAACCACCCAGACAACGCTCCTTGGAGAACTACTAAAGGAAAAGTATAATGGCATTAAGTACATTTACAGAATTAAAAGAGGCAGTAGCAGACTGGTTAGATAGGTCAGACTTGACTGCAAGGATACCAGATTTTATTGCACTAGCAGAAGCTAGGATTAATAGGGAGCTACGCATTCGCCCTATGGAAGTAAGAAGTACAATGTACACTACAGTAGACCAACAATATTTTAACTTGCCTGGTGGTTACATTCAAATGCGTAACATACAACTAAACACAAATCCAACTACACCTCTTGAGTACATTGCACCAGAGATGCTAGACAGACTATATGGCAGTAGCACAACAGGTAAGCCAAGAGCCTATACTTTGATTGGAGACGAGATTCAACTAGCACCTATACCTGACTCAGCCTATCAGTTAGAAATGGCTTTCTACGAGAAATTTACCCCATTAGGAGACGGTTCTGCTGGTACTGTAACAAGCAACTGGCTAACTGCAAATGCACCAGACGTTTTGCTATATGGTGCTCTTATGGAAGCAGAGCCTTTTATAAAGAACGATGAGCGTATACCTGTATGGCTAAATGGATACAGTAATGCAATAAACAAATTACAACAGCAAGACCAGAGAGATAGACATTCTGGTTCTGCTATGAGAGTAAGAAATATATACTCTGGAGTTGAGGGCTAATGGCACAAAGCACTTGGTCAGCAGAGTCCGCTTATTGGAGTAACAGCACTAATATGTGGGCAAATGCTATATACAGTAGAACTGCTACGTTAGCATTAAACTCATCAAGCACTAGCTCAAACAATGCAAAATATGTAGGGCCAATTACTTTAGGTGCTAATGCTGGTATTGTAGCTGCTGGAGGGTTTCAATTAGTTGGTGCTATAGTTCTAGGTATGAGGTCAGTAGCAGCTAGTACACAAAATGCTATATATCCAGAATCTATAACACTTGCTTGTACAGAAGATTTTTCTGGTACTGGCAATTTAATAATTCCAGATTCTATAACTCTAGGAACTACTGTAAACATTCCTTTGTCTGGAACAACGACTTGGAATTTAGAAACGATGACTTGGGAAGATGATGGTTTCTGGGGCTATGCACCTTCAATTGCAGTTCCTGTAACAGCAACATTAACACAAGTAATTTCTGATGTTGTTGGAGGAGAGGATGTAGAAAAAATTGCATCTGCAATAATGGGACTAGAATCAGGGGTATCTGCTACTGGTATACTAGATATGCCTGTAACTGCTACTCTTGACAGCGAACAAAATATAAAATTCAATATAAATTTTGAAGAAAGTGCAACGCTAAGTGCAACATCTGGCATTTCTTCATCAAGCAACTTCTTGTGGAACAATGAAGCAGAAGACACTGGTACTACTTGGACTAAGGTAAGTGACCCAGACGAATAATAATAACACTCTAAAGGAGAGAACAAATGGCATTAGATAATGTAAATTTAGGGCTGGCTAACTATTGGAAAGTTACTTGCCTTGACAAAGACGGAAACGTCAAGTGGGAAGAAGATAAAAAGAACCTGATCACTACAGTAGGTTTGAATCACATTCTTGACACACAGTTCCACGCAGGAACACAAAACACAACTTGGTACATAGGTCTTAAAGGTGCTGGTACTCCAGCTGCTGCTGACACTATGGCATCACATTCAAGCTGGGCAGAACTTACTGGCTATTCTGGTAACAGAAAAGAATGGACAGAAGGTGCAGCTTCTAGTGGAAGTATGACAAACGGAACAAGTGTAGATTTTTCAATAAACGCAACAGCTACAATTGCTGGTGCTTTTCTAAACACAGCAGCAACTGGCACAGCAGGAACACTATACGGTGTAGTAGACTTTAGCTCGGCTCGTGCAGTAATCTCTGGTGACACACTACAGGTAACAGTAACAGTAACAGCTGCATCAGCATAAGGAGTAACTAATGGCTTTAGAAGATTTAACAGGCACTAAATATATAGATGACCTAAACTCGTCTAACACA